GATGCACAAAGCGACAAGCAGGAGATCGAAGAAGAGAAATGCAAAAACTCCCTAGTCAGCAAAAACATCTTAGAGATTGTGGCCAACTTGTAACAGTAAAAGGATTTGATGCCTACCTACAATACAGAGGTAGTCGAGAATGGAAAAAAGAAATGGAAACAAGTAAGAAAATGAGGTCGGTTGGATGAATCTATTAGACAAAATCACAAAATGGTTTTTTTCAACAACCAAAATTGAAATCAATCAAGACTGGCGATTAGTCGCATTAGACTTGAACCGTGAATTGATTGAGACACAGGAAGAAAACCAAATCTTATATCAGCGCATAGCTGACCTTGAGAAATTATTAGAGGTATAGAAAATGACAGAACCAACTTTAGCAAGCCAATTTTTAGGAATTGCAACAATTATGATTTGCTTATTTATTACTTTGCTATTGATTGCAAATAGCGAGCAGAAAGCAAAAGCAAAAAAGAAAATTCAAGAAGAACATGACAAGATGATTATTGAGGTCTACCAACAAGGTAGAAACCAATTCAACAATATCGCTCGCATGAACATTCGCAACTGCGACCGTCAATTCACATACGATACACAAAAACCAGAGGGGCTAAGACCTGAATTACTTGCCCTACCATATCCAAAGGGGTGATTGTATGAGCCTGTATATTTGGAAGTGTGGATGTCGTGATTGTGGGAACGTATTCGAGTATGTCGATAGTTACCCAATTATTGAATGTCCGAAGTGTGGAAGTGTGGATTTGGTGAATGAATTTGAAGGAAGGGAGTATGACTGATGGATTTGCACCATAAAGGAAAAATGTTTCTTAGAGCAGAAGTGACTGAAGAACAGAAAGAAGATATCAAGTTATTATCTGACATCAAAGGTATAACAACACAAGAATTACTTGGACAAGTAGTTGCAAATTTTGTTAATAACAATAGACAACTAATTAAAAAATACAAAAACGATTTGAAAGTGTTGGTTGAAAATGTAAGTTCAAATGTAAATATGAATATTTAAGGAGAGCAATATGAGATTTTACGTTAACTCAAAATATAAACTGGTATGCGCTCCAGATTATTCAGATAAGTTTGGAGATAAAACAGTCAGTTCATTGATGATCAATACTTGTTCATTCACTAGACAGATTGAAGAAGATATCAATAAAGCAGTGGAAGAAGTATTAAAACGGTATGAAGATAAAGTGCCAAAAGAGCTTGTGAAAGAATTGTTAGAAGAACAGAAAAGACAAGTTCGAGCAAGCTATGATACAAGTTCAGCATTAACGGAGGCATTTTAGGATGAAAATTCTATCAATCGACCCAGCATCCAATAAAATCGAAACTTCAACAACAGGAATCGTCTTGTTAGACAATGCGAGGTTAGTTGATAGCTGGGTAGTGGAATATGGCATGAAGGGATTTGCTAAATGGTTTCACAGCATTGGAGAAACACTTGATTTTGATGTAGTGGTTGTCGAAGAGTTTAGAACCAGAGATAACGATAGGTCAAAAGACAATAGTGTGTTAGAAACTATTGCTTATATCCAGTTGTGTTATCCAGATGCTATTCTTCAATATAACGGTGGCTACAAGTCAGACATTCCAGACGATCTTTTAAAAATCCTAGGTCTTTGGAAGTTTGAAAAGAGTCACCACCAGGATATACGAGCAGCAGCGAGACTTGGACTATTCTGGGCAATGAGAAATGACATTGAAGAAGTTATCCAAGATATCGGGAAGGTGGTGAGCGAGTATCACAATAACTCTTAGAAAGTGGCAAGCTGAAGCAATTAAAAGAAGTGACCATTTATCAAATGGAATTTTTTTAGAAGCTCTTGGAGGCAGAGGTAAAACTATCTGTGCGCTTGCTATTGCAAAACATAAAAAAGCTAAGAAAATCATCATCACTAACAACCGACTTGCAATCCTAAACGGTTGGATAGATGCAGTCAAGTTTATGAATTTTGATAAAGATGTTGAGATTATCATTCAGACAGATAGGTATCTTCAAAATCAAGTCAAAAAGGGACATAAATTATCCTGTGACGTGCTGATAGTAGATGAATGGCAGAATATGTCGAGCGATAAGCAAGTGGCCTTGTATCGCAAAATAAAGCGTAAATACACGATAGGTCTTTCAGCGACCCCAATCAGAAAAAAAGGTCAAAACTTCTACCCACTAGAAAAAATCGTTTTCGGTTGGGCGACACCTAATAATAAATTTGACTGGCAAAAGGCTCACGGAAAAATGGTCTATGATCCATTCAGTTATTCAAAAGAAAAGTGGGAAGATTTTAGAGATTATGAAAGTTATGTCTCAAACCTACCAAACTTCTTTAGATGGGAAGAGATTGAAGAAATCGAAAATGCAGTTGAAAATAACGGTTTTGAAATTAGGTTCTACCCAAAAAAAGTTGCTCCTGGCAATCCAGAAAAACTTTCTGAGTTTAGGAAATTAAACCTAGTCACAGTAAGCGGTAAGACTGCTATGGCTAAGCAATCTTTTGGAAGGAACACCTTCGAGCGCTACCTCAACCAAACTGGTGTAGATGTTGATTTCCCTAAACTAAGAGCAGTCAATCAAGACACACCATTATTACTAGAGCTTGACGGACTAATTGAACGAGCACCACACGATATGCTGATTGTCAGCAAGTCTAAACAGATTGTAAATGTTATTCACAAAAGACATCCAAACATTGGAATATGGACTGGAGACATAAAAGACGGTCTGGATAATCAGATAGTGGTTGCTACCAGTCAAGTTTTAGGTGTAGGTGTTGATGGCCTACAACACAAATACCAAACTATTGTCGTACTAGATCCAGTTGAAGAAGGTTCTGGAGAATACGATGATTACCGACAGTTGCTCTGGCGCATAACAGGAAGTCGTCAGCAGCATGATGTAAATGTAATTGAATTTTATTATAAAGGAGTATAAATCTTGTTTAAATTACCAGAAAACAAACCACAAATTCCAAAAGACACCCCTCGTAACTATTTCATCTATGGTGAAACCATGAGTGGTAAGTCTTATTTAGCAAATGAATTTCCAAACCCTATCGTACTAAATACGGATGGAAATGCAGAAGCTAACAGCGTACCAAGTATCCAACTATTGAATGAAAAAGACACCTCTGGACGAATTACTAACTCGGTTATCAAACAGTTGGGTGAAATCCTCCTGGCACTTCAAACACAAAAACATTCTTATGAAACAGTTGTAGTCGATGTAATTGATGATGTTATTGAAATGATTAAGATTGCAGTTTGTGACGAATTAACACCAGCTGGAAAACCTCGTTTGAAATCCTTGTCAGAAATTCCATACGGTAAAGGTTATGATTTCTTCAATCAAGCAGTTACCGAATTGGTTATTGACCTTAAAGCTTTACCAATGAATGTTATCTATATCAGTCGTCAAATCTCTGAATATGATGATAACGGGAATGCGACCAAGGACAAACCAAGCTTGAAAGATAAGTATGTAAACCTGATTAATGGTAACTCTGACTTGATGATCCATACCGAAAAAATCGGTAATAACTATAACCGTGAGGTTGACCGAAAACGTAAGTCTTACTACATGGACCAAGTGGATGACAAGAAAATTTTGAAAATCTTAACAACAATCCGTGGCGCACTCAGTCCAGTTAAGAATAAGACTGTAACTGAAGAAAAGCCAACAACTAAACAAGAAACTATAAAAGAAGAAGTAAAAACTACTTCAGTAAATGAACTATTTTAAGAATTAAAGGAGAAAACAACATGAGTTTATTAGATATCGCACAATCAATCAAAAAAGAAGGTTTTGACCCACGCAAAGATAGCGCCAATGGCCCTGCACCAATCCCAGCTGGTGAATACCAAGCAATCCTAAAAAGTGCTACATTCAATATTTCAGAAAAAGGATGGGAAAGCATTCAATACTGCTTTGAAATTCGTGGTGGTGATTATGATGGTCGAGTTGAATATGCATCATTTGGAACGCTCGACACTTGGAATAACAAAGATATTTCTTGGTCAGTCCAACGCACTATCAAATTCTTCCAAAAGGCTCTTGCATTTGCAGATGATGCGCCTTTGAAAGCTGACTTTGAAGACGGGAAATCACTTGAAGAAGCACTACAACGTAAAGCAGTCGGCTCTTACTTCAAGTTGATTATTATTGAAACGGAAAGCAAAGGCAAAACATACCGTAGCTATGATCTTGATGAAGCTGAAGGACTTCCAAGCGCTGAAGGTTTAGAAATCAGTGAAGATGATTTACCATTCTAAAAAATAAAAAAAATAGGAGGAAATTGGAATGGCTAGTATGAAAGAGTACGCTCTAAAATATCAAAATTTAGGATTTTCAGTCATTCCAATCAATCCTAAAAATAAGATGCCATTGATTGAATTTGCTGATAAACCTGCCATGACTGCAAGTGAAATTGAAACCTTTTGGGATGGTTATCCAAACGCTAACATCGCTCTTAAAACAACTAATTTCTTTGTCATTGATATCGACAAGCACGGTAAATCAAACGGTTTTGAGTCTCTTAAAAAATGGAAATACTTAAAACTGATTAAACCAACTCTACAAGCTAAAACTGCAAGTGGTGGGAAACATCTATTCTACTTTAAGAGAGATGATGAGCCTATCACACAGATGATTGGTTTCTTACCAGGTGTTGATATCAAGGCTCACGAAAATAACTATATTCTTGTAGCACCATCTGCCACAGACAAAGGACAGTATGAATGGGATTTAGAAAAATCAAAGGAAGGTGGAACAATCGTAACACCTTCCAGAGATTTAATTCGAGCAATCAAGAAACAATACAAAGAAACACATGGTCATACCTATGATGGTAAAGATGGTTTAAGGGATTTAGCTAGAAGGTCTTACACCAGAGACAGAACACAAACCACTGAATTATTTGAAACAATCGCCTTTGGTTTTGGTGATGAAGGTGGACGAAACGATAAACTAGCAAAGTTCGTAGGTGGTCTATTATATCGAGCAGTTGATGATGAAGTAGTCATTCAATTGGCAAGATTAGCAAATACTAACAGTCAAAATCCTTTACCTGAAAAAGAAGTGATGCGTACTGTTGAAAGTATGATTAAAAAAGATAGGAGGTGAGAACAATTGGTAATGTAGTTAGCATAAATTCACAAGATACAATGATACTGAATGACAAAGGAGGTATTAAATCAAACAGTCCAAATAATGTACTTCTTTCTTTCAAGGCTGATGATCAATTAAGTATTTACTTAAAACATAATGAATTTTCACAAGAGCATGAATTGACCAAAGATATTAGAATTGGAAACACCTTTTTTAAGAAAGGAGAGTTACCCTCTAATTTTGATTCGGTTGTAAAAGTTTATTTTGAAAGTGTGTTAGGTGTTGCTTTCTCAAACCAAGCGATGCTGGATGGCATGGAAACCTTCTTCTCTGAAAGGTCATACAATCCAGTTATGGAATATATGGAACGTGCAGCAAGTAATTGGGATGGTCGTAAACGCATCAACCAAATGCTGCAAGTCTATCTCGGTGCAGAAGATATTGATTTAGTTTCCAAAATCGCTGAAATGTGGTTGGTTGGAGCAGTCGCTAAAGTATACGACCCTTACGCTAAATTTGATTATGTTTTAGATCTCGTAGGTGGTCAAGGTGTTGGGAAAACCTCACTTCTTCAAAAGCTAGGTGGTGATTGGTATACCGATGCTGTCACAGATTTTGCAAATAAAGATAACTACGACATCATGCTAAAAGCATTAATTGTCAATGATGATGAAATGGTTGCTAGTAACCGAATGAGTTTCGCTGAAACAAAAGCTTTTATCTCAAAAACTAGCTTACGTTTTCGTAAACCTTACATGAAGCGTACTGAAGAATTTGCTAAGAACTTTGTTCTAGCACGCACAACAAATCAGAAGGAATACTTAAAAGACAAAACTGGTGAACGTAGGTTTTTATCCGTCATGGCAGATACTAGCAGGCAGAAGAAACACCCTATGGAAATTGAGCCTGAAACAATCGAACAAATTTGGGGCGAGGCTGTCACAATCTATAAAGCTGGTGCTGATTTGATGTTTGATAAAGAAACTGAAGAACAATTGGAAATCTATCGTGAGAAATTCATGTATCGTGATGAAGTTGAATTACAAGTGCTTGAATATTTGGAAATGCCTATCCCTGATAATTGGTCAAGTTGGTCAATTCAACAACAACATCAGTATACAAGTAAGTATTTTGATAACAGTAGTGAGTTTGAAGCTGGTTCTAAAAAACTGGAAAAAGTATCAACTCGTGAGATGATGTATAACCTCTTCATGAGAAATTCAAATGACAAAAAGTTATCAACTAAAATCAATATGATTATGGATAATCACCCTGGTTGGGAAAAAGGTCAGTTCAGAATTGGTGGAAAAAATACTAAAGGATTTAAGCGAATTAAAGAAAAATAGATCGGTTGCATTTTGAAATTCTATCGGTTGCATCGGTTGCATTTTTTAGGAAGAACGGTTGCATGCAACCGATATGCAACCGATAAATCGAAAGAACGGTTGCACCCTTAAACCCTTGATAATACTGACTTTTTT